AAGGAAAAGCATACGGAGTTCTGCCTAATTCAGCAAATGCTGACTTTTCTTTTTTCTCAAGAAGTTCAGCAGGTTCAAGAGTAGATAAAAACGGATTCATCAATACAGGTCTTGGTTTAGGTAGTGAGGAAGTTACTAATGGTGGTTTTGATAGTGCCTCAAATTGGAATATAATAAATTCTTCGGGTGCAAGTACGCAAATAACAGGGGGGTATTTAAGGATTCAAACAGATGGGGCTTACACATTAGTTGAGCAAAGCAACGTAATGCAATCAGGAAAACAATATACGTTGTCTTACGATGTAACAGAGTCAGACGAAGGGTCGTTGGTAATAGAAATAGATGGTGGAGGTTCTATTACGTTACCTTTGACTACAAGCGTAGGAAGTCACACTATTGATTTTACATCGCAAAGAACCACATTAGCTTTTAAAAGAGGTGGGGGTGCTTTAGATATAAAGATAGACAACGTAAGCGTAAGAGAAATAACAGAAGTAAACACAGACGTTCCAAGATTAGACTACACAGGTGGAGGTTGTCCGAGTTTATTGTTAGAGCCTGAATCTACTAATAAAATAGGTTATAGTGAAGATTTTACACAATCGTCTTGGACAAAGGAGGGTAATCCTACTATTGAATCGAATGTTGAAATATCTCCAACAGGGAGTTTAAATGGCTCGTACTTAAAAGCACCCGTAGGTACAAATATTTCTCCGAGAATTGTTTATTATTTTGGTTGTGCATCAGGTCAAACTTACACAGGTTCTATCTTTGTGAAAAAAGATAATGTTGATTATATTAGACTACTTTCAACAGGTGCTACTGCTTCGACACTTAATGCCTATTATAACGTATCTAATGGAACTTTAGGTACTTCAGGTAGTCCTGACAAAGCTAAAATAGAGGACTATGGAAATGGTTGGTACAGATTATCTTTGGTTATAAACACCACGCAAAACACAGGTAGTGCTACATTTAGAGTCCAATTAGCAAAAGGAGACGGAGTGCCTACTTCTACTTATGACGGAACAGAAAAAAATATAATATTTGGGGCACAATTAGAACAACAACCCTACGCAACTTCATACATACCTAACTACGGAACTGCATTAGGTGCTACACGTTCAGCAGATGTTGCAGGAAGTACAGGAGATTTGTCAAATGTAGTAAATTCAAAAGAAGGTACTTTTATGATTGAGGCTGCCTACCTTGATAGTGTTCTAAATAGAATTAGTTTAAATAATGCAGCTACAACAAGTGCCAATAGAATTTCCGTTATAACAGAAAACACTTATTTTAAAGTATTTTATTATATAAACAATGTGGGTGATAGTGCTACTATGCCTGCCTCTGATTTATATGAAAATTCAAAAATAGCAATTAGGTGGAAGAATGGAAGTATAACAGGGTATTTAAACGGAACGGAAGGGTTTACTGCTACGAATATAGGAGAATTTCCAACGGGTATTTTAGATAGAATTACTTTAGGGGTTTCAAATGAAACTGCTTATTTTAAAGGTAGAGTAAAACAATTAAGAGTTTACGATGAATATTTAAGCGATGCAGAAATGGCACAATTAACAACATTATAAAATTATATACAATGAAAATAGGAAAGTACGCATTTAATAGCAAAGAACAGGCACAAGATAAAATTGATGCTTTAGGAGTTGCACAAGACGAAGAAGGAAACACTTACAAGACCCATCGCCATACTATCGTAGAATTAGGCTATGAGGTTATCTCGCAGCCTGTAATCAACGAAGAAGGAGAAGTTGTAGAGGAAGCAGTATATGGTACTGATTACCTTGTAGACGTTCTATGGAGAGGTTTAGAGCCTGATGAGGAAGGAGAGATTGACCACCCTTATGGTTGGAAGTCTTATAGCGTAGATATAGAAACAGAAGGAATCCACGGATTTATGGGATTAAAATACCAAGACTTAAAATTGTAATACAATGACACAAGATTTGAAAGTGTACGCATTGAGTATCGGCACATTTGGCATATCGTTGAGCAATTTAGATGTAGTTCTAAAAATAACCTTGATGCTTGTTACCATTGGGTACACAATTCAAAAGTGGTACATAATGAATAAAAAGAATAAATGAGAATAACAGAGAACTTTAGCTTATCAGAATTTGACTGCAAAGATGGAACTGAATTACCTACTTCTTTATTGCCTAACGTTCTTGACTTGGCAGACAATCTACAAGTCTTGAGAGACTATTTAGGTGTGCCTATTTCAATTAATTCGGCATACAGAAGCCTTGAGTACAATCGTAAGATAGGAGGGGCTACAAATAGCCAACACTTACTAGGAAAGGCTGCTGATATAGTTGTAAAGTTTAAAACACCTGATGAGGTTGCTAATGCAATTAAATACTTGATTTCAGAAGGCAAAATGAAGCAAGGAGGTTTAAGCGCATACGACACCTTTACGCATTACGATATTAGAGGATATAAAGCACGTTGGTAAATTATGTATAGTAATGTACACGCTACAATAGGAACAGCTTTCGTACTTGGTACTTATAGCATCACAAAGGACGAAGCCACTACGTACATAGTAGGCGGTTTATTGGGTTTTTTGTCGCACCATTACGCTGATAAATTAGGAGAAGCTAAATATCCAAACTATAAAGAAATGGCAATACACGAGGGAATACCTTTGTTGTTGTTTTTGTTTATAGCGTTTTTAAGCGATTTAACGGGGTTTTATTTGTTAGGTGTGTTATCTAGCAACTTGATGGATTTAATTGATAAGAAAGCGGGTTTAAGCCTTATAAACAGGGATAAATACCCTTTTGGTAGTTTCTTCACTTGTCATAGAAAAAAGCCTTTAATTGATTTTGATTTAAAAACCACAAAAATACTATCTTGGAGTAGTGTATTATTAATTTTAATATTTTACGTTTATGAGTTGGTTAAATAAACTTTTAGGAACAGGAACAAAGGGAATTGGCGATTTAGCTAAAGATATACGTGAAGCTTTCAAAGGAAAAGAACTAGACCCTAATAAACAGCTAGAAACTGCTGAAAGGTTGGTAGAGTTACAAACCAAAATAAATGAAGTTGAGGCGGGGCACAGAACTATGTTTGTGGCAGGTTGGCGTCCTTTTATTGGTTGGGTTATAGGTGTAGCTTTATTGTACAATTTTATTTTAAGAGATTTAATAATATTTGCGAATCCCGATTGGTCTGATTTGCCTGCTTTACAAATGGACGAATTGTTTACTATTTTATTCGGTATGTTAGGACTTGGGGGAATGCGTACTTGGGAGAAAAAACAAGGTGTTACCAAATAACCCTTAAAAGACCGAAAAAAGAAAGCTGTAATCTGATTACATAGCTATCCTTTTAATATAATATTATAACTTTTTTTTATTTTAAACAATCTTCTGAATTTATTTTTAAAGTAAAAAACCTATAAAGATTATTTTGATATAATGCGAAGTTATAAAAAAAAATCGAGAAAGTCAAGTAAAGTTCTTGACAAATGTTGATAAGTATAAAGTTTACTAGTTGAGTTTTATGCTTAAATTTGTAATATAATGGCAAAGAAAAAAACACGTTCACAAGTTGTCAAAAAGCTAGATGCTGTATTTTCGGAGTATATAAGAAGAAGATACGCAAAGAATGACATCGCTACTTGTGTTACTTGTGGAAAGCAAGACCATTGGAAGAAATTACAGGCAGGACACTTTCAAAGCCGAAAGCATTACGCTACTAGGTGGGACGAAACAAACGTTCAAGTTCAGTGTTCGGGCTGCAATGTGTTTAGGTGGGGAGAACAATACAAGTTTAGCAAATGGCTAGACGCTAACAAAGGAAAAGGAACTTCCGAAGGATTGGCAGAAAAAGCTAATCAGATTGTAAAGTTTACGACGAATGAATTGGAAGAAATGATAGAAGAGTACAAAGAGAAGTTAAAAAAGTTTTAGTTTTAGTTTTTTCATAATTGTTTTAGTTTTAGGAGGTTACAGAAATGTAGCCTCTTTTTTTTGCGTTTTTTTAAAAAAAGTTTTTTTATATCATTTGTTTATTATATATTTGTACCATAATCAAAAACAAAACAATATTATGAACACATTTAGTATCACATTCAGAAACAACAAAAAACAATTAGAAACAATCGGTATGACTTTGGACTTTCATTCTGTTCATTCAGTAAAAGAATGGTTTGAAGATACTTTCGATAAGTCAGCACGTTCAATTACTAAACACTAATATTATGACAAACATCACACTAACATCAGAAGAATACGCTAAATTGTACACGGTTTACGTATGTGCTACTAATTTAGTAGAACACAAAAACGAGTTTGATTCAGAAGAACTCAACGAATGGCACAAAGAATCAAAAGTACACGGATTAAAAGAAGCAGTAAATAATTTTAAAAATTCAATATAATGGTAACGATATTAGGAATTTTAGAGACAACATACAAACACATAGAAACAGACTATTCTGACTCGTATGAAAAAAAAGAAGTCTTGGAACTTATAAATGAATTACACAATAAACTTAAAAAATTAAGATAATGAACTTTACAGAAGAACAAAAAAACGAAATGTACCTAGATTGGTTTTACAACTATTTAAGCACGCAGCAGTTTGCTATTGATTACGAAATCACAAATGAAAGAGCGAACGAGATTATAAGCGAAGGCAGATTAATTCATTTACAAAAATATAAAGGCTAATATTATGAACTCAATAGCTGAAATAAGTTCATTTGTGGATAAAATACCTGTTGAAAAATATAATTCAAAAGATTTAAATATAGTTGTGTCGAAATACATTTGGGATTGTATTATAGATGAATTAAAAGATTACAAGGCAAATAAAAACCAAGTATATGATGATTTTACAATAAATTCTTTTACTTTTGAAGGGATTAAAGTATCTTGGTGTCCTTCCGTTAAAGGAACAAATATATTTTATGCAGATTATTTAGAGGACATTAAGCACAGATACAATACATTTATTAAAATAATTGAAAACGAACGAAAACAAAAAAAATAATTATGGGATTAGATGATATAAAAATAGACCTTTTACATTGGCAAAGAGGGTATCACATTGAGGAGAAGGAAGAAGAAGAAATATTTTGCGATGTAACAGGAGAAGCAGTAGGAGATGAGTACATAGTTTTTCAAGATGAAAAGGTCATCAAGTACGAAAAAGACCTTTTAGAACTTTTAAAATCTATATCTCCATTTGACTCTATGGATAACGATGAGATTATTTTGTCTGATTCTTGGGAATTAGAGTATTGGTATTATGAAGAAAAATAAAAACAGAAATATGAAAGTAGAATTAAAAGAATTAAGAGTAGGCGAAAAGATGCCAAAAGATTTTTGGAATTACAAAGTGAATCCAATTGTAGGGTATAACGATAGGGAACTAGTAAACGAAAGATACAAGGTTATCGAGTACGAAAAAAAGTATGAGTTGAGGGTTCAAAATTTAGGAATATGACAGTAAAAGAAGTTAAACTAGTTACGTACTTAATTCATCAGTTAATTGTAACGAACTCAATAGACGACAACACAGACATATCTAGGGCATTTTTAGAAAACTTTGTATTGAACAAGATAAGAAGTATTTTGAAGAAACCATTAAAAGAAAGTTTAGAATCTATTTATTACGAGGTACAATCCAACAAGATGATAAACAATAAAGAGTTTGTTGGTTCTGATGAGTTTATGAAAACAATGAACGACATTTTAAAACAAACTTTACTAGATTAATTTTTTTTATTAGATATTTTTTATATATTTGCAAAGTATTAATTTAAAACGTAAAACAATGATTGACAAATTAGTAAAAGTTCAAAGCGAACTAAAAGCACCAAAGAACCAAAGAAACAATTTTGGTAAGTACAACTACAGAAGTTGCGAGGACATTCTCGAAGCGGTTAAACCATTACTCTACAAGCACGGTCTTTGTTTGACTGTGTCTGATGAGATAAAGGAAAACCCTCTAGGGATTTATGTAGAAGCAACGGCAACAGTAACAGACGGAGAGAAATCTCACAAAGTTACTGCACAAGCGGGTATTGATGTGAATAGAAAAGGAATGGACATTTCACAAAGTTATGGTAGTTCCTCCTCCTACGCACGTAAATACGCTCTAAACGGTTTGTTTTTGATAGACGACACCAAAGACGCAGACGCAACTAATAACCACGGAAAAGCGTCTAAAACAAGCCTACACGCGGGTACACCTGCATTCAACAAAGTTAAAGCTGCACTCGATTCGGGCAACTTTACAATTCAGCAAGTAGAATCAAAATATAATTTATCACAAGAAGTAAAATCATTACTAACAATTAAAAAGTAAAATTATGGCGACATTATTAGATTTAAGTATCAGAGTAGACAAATTACCAAAAGAGAAATTTGTAAAGGGTAAACCGAAAGAGGTAAACGGAAAAATGGAAACTCCAATCTACTACAACTTCACTGTTGCGGTGAATGATGAGACAAATGATTGGGGACAGAATGTTTCAGCGTTTGATTCTCAAACCAAAGAGGAGAGAGAAGCAAAAAAGCAAAAAGAGTATTTAGGCAATGGGAAAGTGTTTTGGACAAACGGAACTGTTGTAGCTGCTGAAAGAAAGGAAAAGCAGGAGTCTGTTCAAACAGAGCAGCAGGTTGATGACTTGCCTTTCTAGGATTACTATTGGGAGGTGTAAAAGCCTCCCTTTTTTACTAAAAACAAAACTAAAATTTATGAGCAATGAAGAAAAAGAAATCCAAAGAATGTATTTTGAAAAGGTTGTTGAAGAAGCTTTCATCGACCCTAGTGAAGAAGTTAAGTATCCACCCGTTGCCATTTCAATGGGAAAATATAGATACACCACAAGAGAAGGAGTAAAAGAGTTCCCTATCCCGATAGGAACATACGGGAATTTCAGTTTCATACAAGCACCTCCAAAGTCTATGAAAACCTTTTTTATTAGTCTTTTATCGGCTGTTTATTTGAATGGCGAAGTAAATGGTTATAGTGGCGAGATGAAAGGTTACCGAAATGGGAAATCATTAATTCACTTCGATACAGAACAAGGAGAGTTTCACGCTTCAAAAGTGTTCCGCAGACCTTTGGAAATGATTGGAGAAACGCAAGACAATTATCACACTTTAGCCTTGCGACAATTTGCACCAAAAGACAGGTTAGAATTTATCGAATGGTATCTAGAGGAAAAGGTTGATGAGGTTGGTCTAGTTGTTATTGACGGAATTGCTGACTTATGTAACGATGTAAACAACATAGAAGAATCTAACAAAGTAGTTCAGAAAGTAATGGAATGGACAGCAAGATTCAAATGTCATATGATTCTAGTAATACATTCAAACTTTGGAAGCGACAAGCCAACAGGACATTTAGGTAGCTTTTTAGAGAAGAAAACAGAAACACAAATACAACTAGAAAAAAACACAAAGCACGACAATATGGTAACGGTTACCTGTAAACGCAGCAGAAACTACGCTTTTGATAAGTTCAGTTTTGAAGTAGATAAGTACGGGTTGCCAAGTATTGTAGGAGATTTGTACGACCCTTTAGAGGGGTTTTAAAAAATAACTTGCATTCAATGAATTTTTTTTGTATATTAGGCTTATGACACAATACAATAATCTTTGGCTCAATGAGATAGCTAAAAAGCACAAGCAATGGCTTGCCACCGTTAAAGGAATAGGTGGAGATATGTACGCAGAGGATATCGTTCAAGAGATGTACATAAAGCTGTACAAACTAGCTGAAAAGAGAGGAAGCCACGATTTTCTTTTCGATAACGGAAAGCTGCAAAACGGATATGTATTTTTTACTTTGCGAAGTATTTTATACTCTTATCTTGGACAAAAGAACAAACACAGAAAAAGTCCCATTGAGTGGCTTATAAACAACCTAGACAAGGACAAAGAAAACAATCCTGTAACATACGGAGAACTAGCTGACGATAGTTATATCTATGACGAACAAGGTTCTTCTGATAAGCTAGAAGCAGAGGAAAGGTTTTTGCAAAAGGTCGATTTAGAATCTTTGAATTGGGAACAATACGACAGGGACATTTTTAAAATCTACAAAGACACGGGAATGAGTTTCCGAACTATGTCAAAGTACACAGACATAAGCCACACAAACATATACCATACAGTCAAGCATTGCAAAGAAAGACTAAAAGATGCTTTGCGAGAAGATTGGGAGGATTTAAATAACGAAGATTACGAACTATTATGATGACTCTACACGTACCCGAAGAAATAAAAACATCTGTTTGGAATTTTGTTTCTAATAACAACATAGGACAAAGAAGCAAAGCGAATGGAAACAAAGTTCAGCAGTACGTTGGTTTGTTGGGGGAGGTTGTTGTAAAAAAATATTTAGGAGTTGATTATGAATTAAAATCGGGATTTGATGGTGGATTTGATTTAAACTATAAAGGTTTAAAAATAGACGTTAAAACAATGGGGAGAACCGTAGAGCCAAGAGAGAATTATGTAAATAACTTCATAGCGTATCAAGAAAAATTTGATTGTGATGCTTATGTTTTTTGTTCTTTAAACAAAACAAACTACAATTTGACTGTTTGCGGTTGGGTAACAAAGAAACAACTTCAAGAACGCTCTAAAATATACAAAGAAGGAACGGAACGAACAAGAGCCGATGGCAGTGTTTTTAAACTAAAAGCACCCACATATGAAATAAAAAATAATCAATTAAACAATATAGAGGATTTATGAAACCAAAAAAGAAAACAGTACAGGAACGTTTAAAGAGTTTAGAAGCGGTAGTATTTCAGCTATACACGACTAACCAAATGATGCAAAAAGAAATCAAGATTTTGCAGGATAAAATTAACGAGGACAAGACAGAAGATTTAAATTATTTGTAAAATGGAAGAACCAAAAGACAAAAGAACCAAAGCCTACAAAGAGTGGAAGGCGAACCAAGAAAAAGAATCCAAAGGTCTTGGAGACACTATTGCAAAGATAACCAAAGCCACAGGAATAGACAAAGCTGTTAAATTCATAGCGGGAGAGGATTGCGGTTGTGATGAGCGCAAGGAGATTTTAAATAAAATGTTTCCTTACAGACGACCAAACTGCTTGACAGAAACGGAACACACAACGCTAACAGAGTTCTTCAAAAGAAATCCCACACAGGTTTCAAAGTCTGACCAACTTACACTTTTAAAAATAAGCAATAGAGTTTTTAACGAGAGAAAACAACCTTCAAGTTGTGGGTCTTGTGTTCGTGGAATGGTTCAAAGATTGAAGAGATTATTCAACGAATATGGAGTTTAGTAGCGATTTTAAATATGATTTAAAAGTTGGACAAGTTGCAGAGAAAGAACTTGCATCTGTATTTCAAGACAAAAAGATTGAAGTAAAAACAGATTTACAAGCACACAAGACGGGCAACGTTTATGTTGAATATTTTAGCAGAGGAAAGCCAAGCGGAATATCTACAAGTGAATCGGACTTTTACTGCTTTGCTCTTGGTTCTGTTTTTGTTTTAATAGAATCAAAAGAACTAAAAGAAAAATGCAGAAAATATCTAAACACATCAAGAGATAAAAAAGGAGGCGATAACAACACAAGTAAGGGCATACTTCTGCCTGTTGTAGAACTAATAAACCAATAAGATGAAAGATTTTAGACCAAGACTTCGAGGAAACAAACTCAAAGCATTTGAAAACATCACAAAGAAAGAAACAAGGGTTTTAGTGATTGGAGACCTTCACGAGCCATTCTCGTTAGATGAATACCTAAACCATTGTGCAGAGGTTTATGCAAAGTATAACTGTAATAGGGTTGTATTTATTGGAGATGTTATTGATTCGCATTATTCAAGTTACCACGAGTCAGACCCTGATGGTATGGGTGCAGGAGAAGAGTTAGAGTTCGCTATCGACAGATTAAGTCGTTGGTACAAGATGTTTCCAAACGCTGATGTACTTATCGGAAACCACGATAGAATTATTTCAAGGAAAGCATTCACAGCGGGAGTTCCAAAGGCTTGGATAAAGTCATTCAATGAAGTGCTACAAGTACCTAATTGGAACTTTGTGGATAGGTTGGTAATCGATGAGGTTCAGTACATTCACGGAGAAGCGGGAACTGCGAGAACTAAAGCGAAAGCTGATATGATGAATACAGTACAAGGACACCTCCACACGCAATGTTACACTGAATTTTTCGTAGGTGCTAACTTTAAAGTATTCGCAACGCAAGTAGGTTGTGGTATCGACTTTGACAAATACGCTTTTGCTTATGCTAAAAGAGGAAAGAAGCCTGCGATAGGTTGCGCTGTTGTAATGGGTGGGAAAACTGTTGTGAATGAATTAATGGATTTATAAAAATGAAGGGGATTGTAAAAAATTCCCTTTTTATTTTTTTTATTTAAAAAACATTTATATATTTGCAAGTATAAAACTAAAAACTATGACTATACTATTTGACGCTGATAGTTTACTTTGGAGTAGTTGCTACAAAGAAAAAGAGAGTCCCGATGATTCTCCTTTCAACGATAACCTTGAAGAAGTTATTTTTAAGTTTGACGAGGTATTTATGTCTATTGTAAACAAGTTAGAGGAAACTTACGAGATTGACAAGGTTGT